AGGAAAATGACAATTCTTGTTGACCCAAGCAGATAAAAAGTTTGAAAACAGAGGACCAAATATATTTTTGTTTTTTACATAGCCGGGTGTTGGGTTTGGCTCCCACTTTCCCGTAACTTTATTATATTGAATTCTAAATTGTCCAAAATCGGCACCCATCGAAGTTTTGACTTCTATCTTTAATTCGCCGTTTGGACCCGTAACTGTTATATCACTTCCTGGGCTTGGACCAGCTGACTTAGCGGATATCCCTAGATCTCCGTATTTTTCATTGAATTCAGCAGCGAGCCTTTCTTCGTATTCATTGCCGATTTCCGCTGCTCTTTTTGTCTTTGGTTTAATAAGAATATAAACATTGCCAAATGTTCTATCTTTGATTTCTATTCTTCCCAGTGAAGAAGCCTGGGAATCCATATTATGGCTAAAGCCCAGTCGTTCTAAATCTCTCAACAGTGTATCTAATACTTCTTCACGTTGGTTATGCTTTACCTTAATAGTATTACCGTTGACTATATGATCATAGCCTTCAGATTTTATAACGTCTAATGCTATCTTGAAATTTCTTCTGGGGTCTACTTCAGGTTCTTCGCGTTCGCCTAAATAATGTTGCCAATTTTCAAATAAATTCTTCATTGTAATAATTAGTTCCTTATACTATGATGTCAGCAATTCCTAATTCTACCGCTTCTTTAGCGCTCAAATAAACATCAACTTTCTTATTAAGCATATTATTAAGTTTTCTTTTTGTCAAGTTCGTTTCTTCTACAAGGGCATCGATATGCTGGTTTTGTAAATAACGAGTTTCATTCATTTCGTTTTCTAGCGAGTGAATAGCTCCGTAGTGTCCTCCACGGACTGAATGCATCATTATCCTTGTGTGTTTGCCTATTCTTCTTTCACCTTTGGTTCCTGCGGCTAAAAGAAGGACACCGGCTGACATTACCTTGCCAATCCCGTATGTAAAGATTGGGCAGTCCTCGCGCATCATCCTCATTAAATCGTAAATGGCGAACATACCAAGAGCATCGCCACCCCAAGTAGAAATATAAAAATCAACTGGATGTACGATTATTTCTTCGCTATCGGGTGCGGCTATTTCGTGACACGTATGGCGAAGGTACAAAAGCCCTGTGCATACTTCCTGTATTTGTTCATCGTCTAGATTTCCAAATAAAGTAACCGCTCTCATGGGAGGAGCGGCTGGCGGGGCATTAGCCAATATGTCTAGTATACTGGGTTCAGGTACTTCTGCTTCATCTTTTGTAGACTTCTTTTTTTTAGGCATCTATTCAACTTCCTTGTCCTCTGTTGCTTCGCGTTTTGCGCGTAATACCTTCTTGTAATGACTGTCTAATACTTTCATAATATCATCCCAGTTCTCAATTTCCAAGGCATCTCTATAAGTAGGCGGAAGTGCCTCTTTTAGACCAAGTGTCGTTTCCCGCTTCCATTCGAGAAAAGCTGCTTCATCTGTGTTTTTGAATATTTTTATTTTTTCTTCATCGATATGAGAATCTTCGATGGCTATATATTTTGCTGTCATCGCAAAAACTAATTGTTCATAAGCGAAACCAATTAGCTTGAATGCGTGTATCTTGACATCGTTAATATATTGTACTTTTTTATAAAAAGAATTGAGCCTATCTATACCAAGATAAACGAAACCACCCAAGAAAAACCAAAAGAACTCATGCATCTAACACCTCACACTGTAAGGATAATATAATTTATTTTTTCTTTCTTGTCAAGAGTCTTTTTGCTACACGGCGAGCAATTTCTTGTACCAAGTCATCTTCACTGCCCATCTCGTCAGCTTCTTCTTCGGCAGGAGGCTCCATATCCATTTCTGGCTCCATATCTATTTCTTCTTCACCACCCATGTCAAGCTCTTCTTCGCCACCCATGTCAGGGGCTTCGAGTTCTTCACCTTCGGGTGCAGCATCCATGGCAGCGCGGACCTTATCGGCAACCTTGAGGAAAGCATCAGCTTCTTCATCGGTAAGAGTAAGCTCACCGGCTTCCTCTCCACCTTCTTCGCCCTCTACAGGCTCTTCTTCCATGTCCATATCGACGTCGAATTCGTCTTCGCCCTCTACAGGATCTTCTACTGCTTCTTCGCCTCCAAGATCAAGATCTTCGGCGCCGCCCATCTCAGGCGCGGGTGCTTCGGGTTCATCGTCTTGATAAACAGCGGCATCTTCAGTATACATTTCATTGACGAAATTACCTGCTAGGGGTTCCATTTCAGCTAGTTTCATGAAGCGGCGTACTGTGCCCTCTTCTAATAGTGTTTTCTTAGACATTTTAATCTCCTTGACTAAGTTGTGTTAGATGCAAGCATCTTTTGGTTAGTGGTTGTTATAATTAGTATGTTTTTTCAATAAAGTTATTTTTTTGGATTTTCTTTAGCACTTCTTTTTCTATTTGGGTTACGCGGACGTAAGAAATGCCTAAACGTTCGCCTACTTGTTTCAAAGTCATATTTCCATTTTTCTTAATTGCTATCTCTGTGCAGTTGAGGTCTTCATCGTATTCAATCCACAATCTGCATTCTTTATTTTCACAGCATTCTTTATCTTTTACACATTTTTCTGCGCATATTTTCATAGATCCTCCTCTCTTTCGATCATGTCAAATATATCTTCTATTTCATCTTGATTCAACCCAAAACGGTTGATAATATCTTGTTCTTTTTTTCTTATTTCTTTTGCCTTCTTCATCCTGAACTTTCTAGCCAACATGCTACTTTCTTTCATCTTTTCTATAAATGGCATTAGAGTTATGTCTTCCAAAAGATAAGCTTTTATATATTCATTAAAAAACCAGAACTTTGTTATATCATCAAACTTGAGCTTGATGCGTAGGTTTGCATCTAAAGTTCCTAAACTTGGAACTCTAATATATTTTGCATCTTCTGGTAATATTTTTCTTTTTTTCATTTTGTAAGAATATGTGTCTTGCTTTCTCCAAGCCCAGCGCTGGTTTGACGAATAAACTTTGCTTTCGTCCATAGTTCGGTAATATTCCGTGCTCCTGAATATGAGAAGCCAGATGTAATACCATTTCTAATATCTCGTAAGACATCTTCAACAGAACCTTTGTATGGGATGCGAGTGGATATACCTTCATTAGAAGAATATTTTCCTCGCCATTTAACTTGTGCCTCTTTACTAGCCATACCTCGATATATTTTATATTGTAAACCACTAGAATCTTCTATAATAAAGCCGGGTGATTGTTCTGTTCCAGCGAGCATGGAACCTAGCATTACAAAGTCTGCTCCTGCTGCTAATGCTTTGACTGCATCGCCAGAACTTCTAATACCACCATCAGCAATAATCTTTGCATCTCTATCGCTAATGGCGCAGTCCATGATTGTTTGTAGTCCCGGTACGCCGTGCCCGGTCTGAATTCTAGTGGAACAGATAGAGCCACCACCTACGTTGCACCTTACACTGTCAGCGCCCCAATCAGCCAAAGCTTCATATCCTTCTAGTGTTGCAACGTTTCCAGCCATGAGATGGACTGCATTGCCAAAGACATTGCGTAATGTTTCTAAAGCGTTTTTCATAAGGACGTGGTGCCCATGGGCAATGTCAATACAAATAACGTTTGCGCCAGCATCAAATAAAGCACAAGCTCGGCTTTCGAAATCGCCTGTTACACCGACTGCGGCGGCAATAGGAGCAAACCTTGTACTTTGTTGGATTTGACTTACAATCGCAACTTGTTCAGCAGGGGTATTATATCGATGAACAATACCTAAACCTCCTGCTTCTGATATGTCGATTGCCATGTCATATTCTGTCACTGTATCCATAGGGGAAGAAATGACTGGTAACTCTAAAAATGTATTATCATCTAAATAATTACCAATGACTACTTCTTGTCTGCTCTCAATATCAGAATATTGAGGCACTAGTAATACGTCATCATACGTTAGAGCTTGTTTCACTTTCCACCTCTTGAATGAGCTTGTTCAGATACCATCGAGCCTTCTTTAGATCTCTAAGGGATTGTCCCTTGTAGGGATGTCTCGTAACATACTTAACGATATTACTTTCTGGATAATCCATTTTCCACGAACGAACATAATCGTATGTTTGAATGGTCTGCTCGCCTTTCCAATTAATATTGTAATGCGGCGGTTGATTAATTGTTAGGTCTTTCTCTTTTTCTTCTACCACTGTCTTGTTTGTTTCTTCCATAGCAACCTCCCTATTAGTATTCCTAACGATAAACATGTAATGTTGGATGCTGCTATAATTAACACAGCAATGGTCTGATCCTCTAACATATAAACTCCATTCTAATTTGTTATTCTTTCTTTTGCAATAGAAAAATTATAATAATTGTGAATAATATTATTATTTCTATCTGTTTTATAAAGTCTGGGGTAGACTTATGTTCTTCTAACAAAGTTAGTATCAAGACTAACCTAGTTCAGCCCAGCTGCCCTCGATAACATCGACATCTTTTTCTTCCAAGATGCTTATTAGATTGTCCCATTCT